GGTGGTGATGGCGGTGGAGGTGTAGGTGGTGGTGATGGCGGTGGTGATGGCGGTAGAGGTGGTGATGAAGGTGGAGGTGGTGATGGTGGTGATGAAGGTGGTGAAAACGGGGGATATGGTTGTGAAGGTGGCTGAAACGGTGGTGGAATAAAATTGCACAATGATGATATTTCAGTAGGAAAAATCACGTAGTCTTTGTAATCATTACTTGTGATACTAACTGATGTCTCAACATTAATAGTTTTGGTAATTTTTTCAGATTCGCTTATAATTTCAAAAGGAATGCTGCTTATATTTGTCTCTAAAGTATTTATTTGAATATAATATGTTTCAAAAGGTTTTAGTATATAATTTTTTTCAAAACCAACACCCTTTCCTACACAAACATCATTTCGTTTCATATTGAATACTTTTATGCCAGTTGTGTTTATGTTTTCAAATAATTTGGAACATTCTATTTCATAAAGATAAGGTGCGTTTCTATGAGATCTATATATAGTGTCAGTTACATTCACATCACGAAACAGCAACTCACCTCTTACATAATAACGGATTTCTGTTTCTGGTACATGAGCAAAATAACATTTATTGAATAATATAAAAAATAAGACAAGTTTTAACATTTCAATCTTTTATTAAACATTTTATAATTTTTTTTATTTGTTTTTTATTAATGTATAATATAAAATGAATGAAGTGGTTATATCTACCGGAATACGTATTTTTTTCGTATTTTTGTATTCGAAAATTTATAAACTCGAAAAAAAATAAATACTGCAGTCTGTGTTTTGAATGATTTCGGAACTGTTAAGTTTACTCAAATGGCACATGACAAAACATTGGTAGAGTGCAACCTTGTATGTGATGATACAGTCAAAACAGAGTCAAAGAGTCAAAGAGTCAGATCGATGTACGACGACGACTCAGAAACATCAGACGTCTCGTCGTTTTGGTCTGAACTAAATGCACTTGACAAGTTACATAACATGACAGGTTACGAACTTTTACTCTACAATATGAATGGTATAAATTTTCATACAAAAAACAATGGAAAAATTAAAAAAGGTATTAAAAAAAATAGGGGGAAAAAATGGCATTACAACAAATAGGTTGGAAAATATATGCATTTTTTGCATCATTATTACCGTTACAACTTAAGATAAAAATTGTTCCACCAAATCCTCCACCTTCATTATGCATTCCTGTTTACCGTATGCGAGCATTTGACAAAAAAAATTCTTATGAAACATGGTGTACTCAATGGAAAAATTCAGAGGAATGTGCAAATGTTTTATGTGATTCATACCCATCTAATAAAAATGTAAAAAAATACAAGTGGATTATTAACTATATGCAAAAAAGTTTAGGTTTATGACTTTTATCTTTTTACTTTTGTTTTACATATCCAGGAGGACACGTTTCTTTATCTCCTAGTCATATTGCACCTGGATTTTCCGGAGTAGGAACGGGTGTGCACAATTTTTGTACAATTTTTTTCTTAATTCCTCCGTTTGCGGTAACGGTCATGAGACGTCTTCCTTGAATAGAAAAAACAAATTTGTCATTAACGAAATCCACATCTGAAACAACAAAGTTCTTTTGGGTTTTGTTTCTCATTTCCATTGCTATTTTTTCGGCACCTTTTCCGTGTTTGTATGTGTTGCCTATGCTTCCAAAGTTGTTGGCTCTCGGCATTTTGATACTGTTTATACACATGTTTAAAAAAAATATTGTCCATCCATGTTCTCAGTTTATTTTAAAAAATATATTATAAAAACCATTCGACATCAGGATCGTTGCATAATACTGTTTGGCATTTAAAATTGTTTTTGTTGTATAAATTGTATCGTTTCCATCTAAGTTTACTGAATATAGAATGATTATCTACTATATCTAGTACTAAAGGTGTATTTTTTTCTTCACATGGTCTTTGGATTCTTCCAATTGCTTGTATACAATTTCCTTTTGGTGTCGCCATAATAAGACAATCTAATTTCTTCTTGTCTAAACCTTCATTTGCCATACTATATGTGCACATTATTATTTTTCTTTCAAGAACATAAGGTCTCTCTAGCTTTGGTGTTTTTCCTATTAGGAAACCCACGTCTTCTTCTTTCACACCAAGTGTTGTTAAAAAATTAACAAGTGTTTTTAACTGTGAAATCCTATCAGATAATACTATCATGGTCCTTCCATATTTATAATAACTTACCATACGTTGAGCGATAAATAACGTTCTGTTTTCATCGTCTGCCAAACGTGACAACATAAGGCTCATGGCGGGTTGTCCATCCTTGTAAAATATTTCTTTTTTGTCCCCACCATCGTATATCATACATGTAACTTTTGTTTGTTCAGTTACACATTCGTGTCTGAATCCTTCCGGACCAAGAGACCAATGCAGTAATGGTGTCAAACCATCGGCTCTTTCTTTTGTCGCAGTAAGACCCATAATATATTTACAATTGAGCATCAAAGTTGCTGTATTCATGACCCTAGCTGCCATATGGTGACATTCGTCAAATATTGCAAACCCAAACGAGTCGAATACACTCTTTTCAAAATTTTTTTTCGCGACCGTAAGTACCATTGCAATCACAATATCTGCATCAATATCAAATGTATCACCTTGAACTCTACCTATTTTAGCTTCAGGTATAAAGGTTTTTATCCTTTCAATCCATTGATCTGCGAGAATTGTTTTATGAACAAAAACAATTGTTTTACGTTTTAAAATTGTTATCATTTTTAAAGCTTTTACAGTCTTTCCAAAACCACACGGCAATACAGAAATACAGCCATATGATCGATTTTGCGAATAACAGCGTTTTATTACGGTCTGAATCGCTCTTTCCTGTATGTTTGTAAGTGTTCCCACAAACTCAATATTTATACGATCTCCTTCTGACCTTTCATCAATTTCTGCTTCTCCAAAACGCTCTAAACCATAAAAACGAGGTACGTGAAGTCTATCACTTTCAATAAAATAAGCTTTGAGCGGAGGTGGTGGTGCACCGAATCCAACTTTTGCTTGTAAGGTCAACTTTTTTAACTCATCCAAATACTCCTCGTGTGTGAGTGAAGAAACGGGTAAACTATAAGTGTTTCCTAAAATTGACCCCTTTCTTCGTTTTGTCTGAATCACAAAATCATTGAGTGAGATCATTTCTTATGAGGAGTATAACTTTTCCCCATTGTTTTCGACAAACTGATTTTAATATTTTATTTTATAAAAAGAGAAAATAATCAAATTAACAGTTCAATCAGTCGTGTATAAAATTACTTTAAAAATAATAATGAGTAATAAATGTCAACGAATAAAGTAAACATCACACATGGTCCTCCTCCTGGTCCTCCTCCTGGACCTCCTCCTTTTTCAAGTGTTCCGAGACTTCCACCGCCTTCTGGTCCTCCTCCTTTTTCAAGTGTTCCAAGACCTCTCCCGCCTTCTGGTCCTCCTCCTTTTTCAAGTGTTCCAAGACCTCTCCCGCCTTCTGGTCCTCCTCATTTTTCAAGTGTTCTGAGTCCTCCTACTTCTTCAAGTGTTTCGAATATTCCTTTTTCTTCTAATTACGGAACAAAAATTGTTGACGACAAAACACCTAAATTTAAAAATAAAATATTTGAACATTTTTCAAATGCACCTATTATGAATATAGAACACGTAAATTCACCAAGTCCAAGTTGTCTTCCGAAACCACCTAAAGTATGGTATCAAAACAAGGTTCTTCCCATGTAGAGTGAGATACTAAATGTTTTTTGAATATTTGTTTTAAAAGTTTTTTACTAGAATTATGAAAAATATCGTAATTTTTATTTACATTTGTCAAAAATTGTATCAACTCTTTACATTCTTCATTTTTTATACCACAGTTCAATAGTTTTTGGTACAAAAGTAATTTCAATCGATTATCATTGCATATATCGTCAAGTAATAGTTTTACATTTAAACTAGTTGCACCTTCCAAATACATGTATAATTGTAATACACAAGGAGCTAAAATATTAATTTTTTTTTTCAATTCTAAATTTAAGGTCCTTTTTTTAATTAACTGTGCCTCGTTACATTTTTTAATAAAAATTACTTCATCATTTGTATCGGGCGGGCAACTTTGTAAAAACCATGTTTTAAATTTTTTTTTGCATATACGACAATTATTTCCATAAAAATTTAAAAGTTTCTTAGAACATTCTTTGTGTAAATACATACAGTTACATGCGCGTGTTGTACATAGCTTTTGACAGACACAACAATTTCCACCAATACTTTTATAACTATAACAACACAACATTTACTATCTGTATTTAAAATTTAAAAGAGTTGAAGTACATAATTTGCAAAATATTTTTCATGCCAAGTTTTAAGATTTAAAAGATCGTCTGTGTCATTGATTATGTAAGCATCAAGACGATGGAGACCGTTGAAAGGTTCTGTAAAAAAAAAGTATGATTTATTATCGTTGTTTGTTTCTCCTACCACCATAAAAGAAGAAGGTTTTTTCAAAACATTTTTGATCGTCTTGATTTGAGAAGCTCGTTCCTTTAGGTCACGAAGCGACACAATATTTTTTACCGGTTTGATTGGTAAAAATTTACGTTTAAAATCGATCGCTTGAGTATTGGAAAATACTGCTGCGTGGTAACCAAGCAAAAAAATGCATAGGATCATCATCGCTGTCGTTTGACCGCGTCTCTCTCTCTCGTTGGATCAAACTCTCAGAATGTTGTACATTTTAATTGTTGTTTGACTGTGCCTCGTATGTGTGGATCAAACTAAAATGCACTATCAGAATGCAGTATTGTACATTTTCTTTTTTTTGAAGGATGATCACAAAGTTCTTGTGGAATATCTTCCTTCTTATACCACTTCATTGATCGTTTCAAAGTTTTTGTCTTATAAATGTAATAGTTTTTATAAGTTGGAATCGCTAACAGATTTCGTTCAGAATCGTACACTGCACAATCTTTGAATATTTCGTCTGCAATTGCAATCGCGACAAATTTGACAGAAGAAGGAATGCCGTGAAATGCTAATTTTTTGGTATCATAGTTTTTGATACTGAGTTTCTTGAAGTTTAGTTCAGGAAGAGTCATCAAAATGTCATAAAGTTTTTGACACTTGTGAACTTTGTGATAACGCCTCGTATATTCCAAGCAAAGTTCATGACCATGATGAAGTGCCCATAAAAAATTTTCCGACGAATGGCGTATCCATTTTGTAGAAGGATGGTTTACATGAGTTGGTTTGTACAACTCAATGGGAAATACGATTGGATTTAAGCAGTGGTACAAAGCGGTGCACAGCATTTGCATTGTTTCTAAAATCATTTTAACAACATGAACATCAGATTGTAAACGCGCAGCTTCACGGGCATCGTCGTGGAGAAAGAACAGGTTCATAAGGATCAAACACTCAAACTCAAGCATGAAATACGACAGTGACTTTGATTACGAAGGTGTTTACTGGCGACGCATGAACGGAATCACCTCACCACCTCCTATTATTAATAAAGAATTATATGACGACTCAAATGAAGATCCTTATTCAAAATTAAACTTTTATTCAGAAAAAAATGAATACACTATTGAATTTTATAATTATTTGAAAGAAAAAGCTGACATGGACAAAAATAAATATTTAAACGATTTCTATTACTTTAAGATTCCTTCATGTATTTGCGAATACATGTACTGCAATCGTATCAATAATGTTGTGAAAAAAACGTTTATAGTTTTTGCAGGTTATGTATTTTGAAAAAAACTTTGAAGGATAATGTAAATGGAAGTTAAAGAGTGTTACATATGTAATGAAGAAAAAAGTGAAGTTTTGTTGTCGAATATATGTGCATGTAAAGACAGATACATTCACAAGAATTGCTTTGTAAAATTATTGGAAAAAGTCGAACATAACAAGTGTTGTTCTGTCTGTAAAACAACATATAAAAATGTAACTATACAAAAAAAATGCATTCCCAATATGAAAATAATAATTTTATTTTCAAGTCTCAATGCAATATTCTTGTTTAGTTTGATATTGTTTTTACAAAAGTTATTTTCTGTATATATTGAAATTTTTTCAAAAACTAACAACGATTGTGAGTATTTCAACAACTTTACATTTATAAACACTACTAGTTATTATATGCTATGTCAAAATTTTTTAATTGAAAATAAAAGGTTTGATGGCACAACTTTAACAGTATATATTGTTTTTGTTTCAGTAAACACAGTTTCATTAATACGTATATACAATATATACAAACGAAATTTATTTACTTTTAAAATCAAATGTGTTTACACACGTGAAGAGCCAGACATTCTTCTTTCACGCTGTGAGAGTGTTCCTTGCTGAGAATATGATTGCGGAACTGTTTGTATTTCTTGGACTGATGGATCGCGTATATAGTAAATACTTGTCAAAAATCCTAAATGTATAATATAAAACCAGAATATAAAGAATATAAATGCAGGCGGAAAGAGTACGAGTAACAATAGTAAGTAGAATGGAACGAATGTATGACGTCTGGCCATAGGCCATGATATTGTTACAACCAATAAATAAACAATAAATAACAAAGCTATTGGGGTCACTATATACAAAAGTGCTTGTTTTTCCATTTTTTTAGAATATTATTTTTTTAAATGTTTTCCAAAAAAAATGTGAAAATTATAAATGCTTACATTCAGAGTGCATCTATGAATATTTTTTGCCGATCGCTCACTGTTTTTGAAATACCGCACCATAAACCACGTTTTTTCAACATTATCACAATTTTAAGAATGTTGTTATAACCATTTGTAATAAAATACATGCGAATGCGAGTTATCAAAACTTATCATACAGTTTCCTAAAATTAAAACAAATGTTTATATTAACGGTAAACTAATTAGTTACATTTTTGTGCTTCATAATGAGCTTCGTTTCCATTAAAGTATAGCTCTGCTTTTGGCTTTTCACATTTTTCCTTATCCGGAGCATAAAACTTTCTGGCCTCTGTATGGAAACCATTTCTTCCCAAATTTTTAGAAAATGTGGGTTTTGAAAGAGTCATTGTTCTGTTTGCAGCACCTGCTTCTATAATTTTTTTGTAAGTTGGTTTTGAAATATTGGCGTTGCATCCAGATGACATATGTTCTTCAAACTTGTCATCGTGAATAGTGTTGATGTATTCGTCTAAAAACTTTTGAGTTTTAGTTTCTTCTTCCGTCAATTCTTTTTTGGTGCCGTCCCAAACATCTTTGTTCAAAACACCGATTTCTAAAGGTGAGGTATCGTCATCTTCTTTTGCTTCAGGTTCTATCGATAAACTGGCTTTTCCGGACACGTTGTCCTGTGAAGATGCCATGCTGCATGTAGAACCGGCGCTTCTATGAACAATACGGTAATCTTTTTGGAAATTGATGAAAACTAAAACAAGAAGTACTACAGCAATCATGCCACACATATTATCCATGTCTCTCAGCATAATCTTTTATGTCTTTATCAAAAGATATAAAAAAAAATTACTCATTCCAAAAAAAAGCTCTGAAAAAATTTATTTTCAAAAACTTTTTATCCTACGTAAAATTATAATTTTCTCATATTGAGTATGCTTAATAAAATTTTTTACACTACAAAGTATCACACCAATATTTTTATTCGAAATAAATAAATATGAGAGATACTATATGTTATAGATCCTTAATTATGAAAACATTACCACCAGAACTATCGGATATAATACTTGGTCAAAAACTAAACTGCACACAAGCTCATGCATTTTTATCTCAGTATTTTGGTACTAGGCGAGATAAAACTGAAGAGGAAATTATGCAGGAAGAAGAAGTATGGAGACGTATAGGAGAAATACATTTTCCAGATCAAGGAGTTTCATCAAGTGTTACTTTTGCAGATTTGTGTTCCAAGCAAAATCCACTACTGTCAGACGCTCTTGATGAACTATTGCAAACTATTTTTGATTGCGTTGAATATATATACATACACTACAGTAATAGAGACGAAGAAAGACGAAACGAAGGAGAAGAAGAAATTGACATGAGTGCGTTTGAAGACTTTGAGACTCTGAAAAGTAATTATGAGGTTTATACTAGAATACGTGGGTTTTCGCCAAGAAGATTTATTGTAGATTATCAAGATCAATTGTACTTTTTATGCCTAGATGTTTCCAATCTTGCATATGAATATGAAGATAGTTATGAAATGATAGCGCTTGCAGAGCAAGAAGACAATTGGAAGATAGGAAAGTTTGTAGAAATGTTTCGTCACAACTCTAATTTATTTGTTCCTAATGAAGAACCTGATTTTGACCCGAACGAATATGAACCTGAAAAACTAAAACGAAAAATTTGGTCGCAATATGACGAGATCCCTGAATTTGTAGAAGACGCATACGATTTGTTGAGAAAATCAGAAGACTCTATTTATATATCTCATTTATACCTCACGGGCTATTGGATTGATGAAGTAACATTGTCATCACAAACACTTTTGGACTCTGTGACTTTGGGAATTGAACAACTTGAACAAGAATTTGTCGATTTGTTACCAGTTATAGGAGTACTTGTAATGCGATATGTTGATAACACACCGCTTCCGGACAACAACTGGTTGAGTGAGGAAACACTTGAAATGGAAGAAGATGAACTTTTATCTTTAAAACAAAATTTTAGAGAAGGTACTGTTCAAATCATTGACGGTACAGAAACTCCTTATTTTATGACAAGTTATTTGAGTGGTTTCAGTGCACAAGAATGGGCAGAAATACTTGTAGAAGGAAACACACCATCTTGGTGCTTTGATGAACAAACACTTACAGATGACAATGCTACAGAAAGTTTTACTTTAAGTATAAGATATAAAAATTTAGAAGATTGGATGAATTCTATTTAAAATACTATTTTTATTGTTTAAAAAAATATAAAAATTTAAAAAACTACTCTTCTACAACATACTCATTCTCTAAAATGAAATCATCCAGAAACTTTC